TTATACTTTTGTTCGTATAATTGCAATAGGTCTTGTGGGCCTTTTAAAAAACCATAGGCCTCGACTAGGCATGCATATAGCAGTCCGTTGGGAAAATTTAGACTTATATATGTTGTAGTATTTGTACTAGATAATCCGGGATCTTTCAAGATATAATTTAATTGAATTGTGTAAGTAGCATCAGGTGTAGGTGCAACTACAATCTTTTCTTCGTCCCATAAACTGTAGTATTTTGGAACTCCTGTTTCTCCTGTAGGATTAAATTCTGACATAAAACTGGTATCTCTGTATTGTAAAAATTCTCTGTTATCAGGTTGAGAACTTCCATCAGAATCTACAATTTGTGCAGATCTTACAACCAACAAACCTGCTGGTCTGGCAATAAATCTATCATTAATAATTAAACTAGCTGTGTCGTATCTTCTATTGCTATCAGAATCAACATCTCTTAAAATTCTAAATTCTGCATTTTCTATAAATCCATTTACAATAGTTGATGTAAGAACATTCGAATCAACTTCTGTGTAATCTCTAATTTTATCTACTAGTTCTGTATATGTCATAATTAATATGTAGCTGCTATATATGCGTTAAAGTTATTATTAACAGGACCTGCTAAACAATTCAAGCCCCCTCCTGCTCCAACTGGTGAGGAAAAATTAGTCCCTTCATCATTATCTTTTAAATTGTAAGTATTTGCAACTGTTATTGTTGATGGTTGACCAGCTTGAGATTGCGTTGTTTCATTTAAAGAATGCACTAATCTTGCACCACATATTTTTGCTCCACTTGAATGAGAACTTGCATTAGTTTTAACAGGAGTTACTCCTCTAAAAGGTGCATTAGTTCCTCTAACCAAACCTGATAATGTTCTTGAACCAGAATTATAACTTGTGTACTGAATAACTTCATTATCAAAAAATCCTGTGTCAACATTAATTTTTTGAATAACGATAAAGCCACCATTTGTATAAAATGGGAGATCATCATTTACGATTAAAGAAGTATCTGTAGAAGTTATACTTGTATTTAATAGTGTTTCCATTTCTATAGTTTTTTTTGTTCCAGTTGAACCAGCTACAGATGATAAATCAGTTTGAATACTCATTAATCTTACAACGTCTCCTACTAGTATTCCACTATTAGGTTGGTTAACAACATAAACTCCACCAACAACAGAAACGTTTGTTTGACTAATTGGATTTTCTGGTAATATATCTGGAGTAGGTAAAGGTGCAACTTGTGGTCTTGCTTTTTCTAAACCTTGTGGATCAGCAACAAATGGTTTTGGTTCTAACTGTGGCTGTTTACGTTCAAACTCTGAATAATGTACAAACGCACCATTCCATTCTGTAACCATTTCTCTCCATGGAAAAGCTAAACCGCTTCGATCAGAGATTGCTAAAGCGTGTTTTCCCTTTGCAAACTTTGCCATTAGATCTCCGGATAATAAGTTTTAGGTGAAAGGTAAACACTTGCAGATGAACCATCTTCCTCTAATGCTCTCATTAATTCATCTTCATAAAGTAATTTTAATTCTTGTGTTCTTTGAGGAGCTTTTTTCTGTGATATATAATAAGCTAAACCTGCACACATACATGGTACAAATCTATTAACAACATCTGCTTCGTTAGTATATTTGCCTGCATCTTGTAATCTTTGTAGATAGTAGAAAAACATAAAGTCACCTACTTGTTCGGCACCTGGAGTTAAATATAAAGTAACAGATACTCTATCTATAAATCTTTGTACCCAATATTGAGAGGGTTGACCTGTAGCAGTTTTATTTGAAAAAGCTGAATACTGTGATCTGTTTACTTTTGCTAAAGGAGTATCCACATTAGAAGATCTTCTATAACTAGCTTCTAACATATCAGAAGCCATATTTACAAAGTTGTTTACAGAATCATTTATTGCATGTGAAGCTGCTGTAGTACTATCAATTCCTCTATCAGCTGTTGAAGCAACAATTAAATTATTTCCTGAAATAGAACTGTATTGAATTATTTCGTTATTAATTTTTATTTTACCTGAAGCAGGCATCTGGGCTACGGAAGCAACAGGAATAGTTAAAGTGGTTGCAATAATAGCAGATGTTAAAGTAGTTGTAATTCCATTTGAATCACCATCACTTGGTGCTCTAAAAATTACATATTCATTTTGACCACTAACTAAACTAAAAGCATGTTCTCTAACTTGCCAAAAATGGATACCTC